CTTGACATTTTGAGAAAATGGGTGCATGGGATTATTTGATCGAAAGCGCACCATTGAAAGTGTCGCGATAACTCGCGGTGCTGATGTAGCTGCACAAATCGGGCCAGCTCCAACGCTAGATGCATTTTTTCCATTTGGTGGTGCTGATTATCTTGCTACCCGTGAGGAAGCAATGAGCGTTCCGGCAATTGCTCGCGCACGAAACATGATTTGCAATTCCATCGCCACAATTCCTTTGATCACACGCGACAAAGACACAGGTCAAATTATTGATCAACCTGTTGTCATCTCAGAGCCAGACAAGCGTGTACCGGGAGCTGTTTCCTGGTGTTGGGCAGCGGAGGATTTGTTATTCGTAGGATTTAGTTATTTTCAAATAATTGATTTATTTGCAGACACAGGCCGTGTCCGCCAAATGTGGCGAGTTGCTCCCAATCGCGTTGGCGTTTTCTTAAATTCAATTGGCACTCAAATTGAGTACTACACAGTCGATGGATCGCGTGTGCCAATGACTGGTGTTGGATCACTCGTGGTGTTTTACGGCAACGATGAAGGTTTATTGAATCGCGCAGGTCGCACAATTCGCGCTGGTGCAGAGCTCGAAAGAGCTGCGGCAATGTACGCACGCGAACCCGTGCCATCGATGGTTTTGAAATCCAACGGAACAGCATTGCCAGCTGATCGCATCGCAAAACTTTTGGATGCATGGGGAGCAGCTCGTAGAAACCGAGGCACAGCATTTCTCAATGCCGATGTTGAATTAACAACAGTTGGTTTCACACCGGAGCAAATTGGCCTCAATGCTGCACGCGAAATCATTGCGACAGAATTAGCTCGTGCCGTGGGTATTCCGGCGTACTTTATTGATGCGCCGACTGGATCATCCATGACCTATGCAAACGCCCAAACGGCGCGTCAAACTCTTTTGGATTTCTCGCTGCTCCCGCTGATGAATAGCATTTCTAGCCGTTTATCGATGCCGGATTTCACGCCATCAACACAGCGCGTGGAATTTGATTTGAAGGCTTACCTACGCGGCTCAGAAAAAGAGCGTGCAGAGATTTACAAGATTTTGAGTGACATCGGAGCAATTACCACCGATGAAATTAGACAAATGGAGGACATGATCTCATGAAGCTAACAACACCAATGCAAATTACGGCAGCTGATTCCGATTCACGCACAATCACCGGTCGCATCGTTGCTTTCAATGAGCACGCAAATGCATCAACCGGCAAGGTTGTTTTTGCTCGTGGATCAATTCAGCCTCAGGATGTTTTCTTGAATCTTGAACATGACAACACACGCAGAATTGGCAAAAGCATTGCGATGAGTGTGAACGACAAGGAAATGACAGCGACTTTCAAAATTGCAAACACAACAGCTGGCACAGATGCATTGACAGAGGCGATGGAAGGCCTACGCGATGGATTCTCAATTGAGTTGGCGGTGGACAATTACGAAATGCAAAAGGATGGCACCATGAAGGTGCTCAATGGGCAGCTCACAGCTGTCGCTTTGGTTACTGAACCAGCCGTGAGATCAGCTCGCGTTTCTGAAGTAGCCGCATCAGAGGATTCTGAAACTGAAACAGTTACAGAGACAACAAACCCAAATGAAGGAGACAAAGTGGACAACACTACCGAACCAGTCGCTCCTGCCGTTGAACCGGTAGCAGCTCCAGCAGTCGAACCAGTACAGGCATCACGCCCGGCTTATTACACAGCACCACGCTCACCAATTGTGGACAAGGTTTCATACCTTGAGCACTACCTACGCGCAAGCGTTTTGCATGATGAGGATTCACGCCAGTATGTCAAGGCAGCTGATAACACAACATCAACAGCACCGGGCATGATCCCAACACCACAAAGCACACAGGTGATCAACGCACTTGCAAATGCTGATCGTGGCACAATCGATGGCATCAGCCGCGAAACTTTAGTGGCCGAGGGCATGACCTTCGAATTGCCGCGTGTGACCGCTGTGCCCACAGTTTTGCCAATCAACGAAAATGATGCAGTTACAGAATCATCACTATCTGCAACATTTTTGTCAGTTTCAGTCCAGCCATTTAAAGGCCGCGCAATTTCAACAGTAGAACTCATCGACCGCAGCCGACCAGAATACCTAACAGCTTTGCTGCAGAATCTTGAATTTGCGTATGCAAAAGAGACTGATGAGTATGCACTAGCACAAATGCAAGCGGCAGTTACTACTGTGACAACACAGGCAGCAAATTCAGCAACCGGATTCCTTGGATACACATCTAAGGCAGCCGCAGCTGTTTATGGCGCATCACTTGGTTTTGCTCGCTCATTGATCGTTTCACCAACACAATGGGGAAACATCATGGGATACAACGACAATGGAGCACCTCTTTACAATGCAGCACAGCCTTCAAATGCAGCTGGAAATGTTCGCGGAGATTCATTGCGCGGTGTAGTTTCACCGGGTCTGAACCTTTATGTTTCACGCTCATTTGGTAACGCTGGTACAACAACAGCCGATGGCGATTCTTCAATGGTAGTTGTCAATCCAGACAGCTACACATGGTACGAATCTCCACGCTTTACGCTACGCAGCAATATCAACAGCGATGGAACAATTGACATCCTGTACTACGGCTATGGCGCACTAGCTGCCAAGGTGCCAAACGGCGCACAATTTAACAACCTCCCATAAATCACTATCGGTAGCGGTCGCTCCCGAACGCTACTGACACGAAAGGAACCGAGATGCCATCAATAGTTACAGCCTCGCAGCTGAGAGCGATTCTTGGTGTCTCGGTTTCTTTGTATAGTGATGCTCAATTGGATTCTTACATAGATTCCGCAGAGCAAACAATTTTGCCTTTACTTACGCAATACCAATCATCGGTGACTTTTGCCAATGTGGATGAATCCGTCATTTATTTCACCACAATGCGGCCAAATTATTTTGTGCCGGGTCAATCTGTTGTTGTTACCGGGGCCGGAACTTACAGCGCGACTTATACAGTCACCGATGATCGGATTGAGCCTTACACTTTCACGGCTGCCACAAATGCAGCTAATCGTGACTATCCATTGCCGTTTATTCCAGCGGCAACAGCGACATTGAGTGGATCATCGGCAGCCCAGCTGTATGCATCCACACCACCAATTGAAAATGCAATTTTGGTTGTGGCGGTCGAAATTTTCCAGAGCATTACAGCTCCCGGCAATCAAATCATGTCAGACAATTTTCAACCGAGCCCGTTTATTCTTGGCCGCAGCTTGAGCAACAGAGTTATTGGGCTTTTAGGCCCGTTTCTTGATGTCGAAACGATGTGCCAATGACCATCGAATCAGACATCCGCACACCATTAAAAACAGCACTTTCAACCATCGCTGCCAATGTGTACAACGGAATTCCAGAGACAATGACATCACCAAGCATCTGTTTGATCCCGGATGCGCCGTATCTTGAAAGCGTTTTGATCAATGGCGCAACAACAAAAGTCAAGGTCAATCTGACTGTGACTGGCGTTGTCGCATACATGAACAATGCGGCAGCTTTGGACAACCTCGAAAAATTGATGATCAGCATCATCAGCACAATGCCCGATGGCTATGAAGTCGGCAATGTGAACCAACCCCAACCATTGGAAGTCGGTGCAGGTAGTTACCTTACAGCCGATTTACAAGTCAGCACCTATTACACCAACTAAGGAGAAATCATGCCAACAACAATCGTCACCGGCAGAGACATCACTTTCACCATTGCTGGTGATACTTATGATGCTCAGGCCACATCCGCAATTCTGACTATTGATTCAACAATCAATACATATCAAACACTCGATGGCAAGGCATATTACACGACAGATTCGCAAGGATCGTTTGCTGTCGAGATGCTTGCCGACTGGCCAGCAGGTGGATCATTGTGCAACGCACTTTGGACAGCGGCAGACACAGCACCAAACACACCATTGGCGGTTGTTTTTACAGCTGCATCAGGATCAACATTCAATTTTGATGTCCAACCAATTTTCCCATCAGCTGGAGGTACAGCACCAGATGCACAGACTGTTTCATTAGCATTTACCTGTGTGACCACACCAACACTATAAAAAGGAGATCGGGAGCATGAAATTACCAATCACAATCGAATACACGGATGGCAATGCTGAAACATACATTGCACATCCAGCAGAATGGGCAAAATGGGAAAACAAGACTGGCAACACGATTGGACAAGCTCAAGACAAAATGGGCGTGTCTGATCTGTTGTTTCTTGCATACCACGCAATGAAAAGAGAAATGGCCGGCAAGCCAGCCAAGCCATTTGAGATTTGGTGCGAGACTGTTGCTGACATCATTGTCGGTGATGCAAACCCAAAAGCTATAAATCCGGAAGCATAAATAGAATTCTTTGGGAGGTAGCTATAGCAAGTGGCCAACCTGTCAGCGAATTTAAAACAGCTGAGGATTTATTGACAGCAATTGAGATATTGGAGGCGAGAAATGGCTGAGGATGCAGTCGCTTTTGACAAAGCTGAATTGAGATCGATTATTTACGCTTTCAAAGGCATGGATGATGAAGCTGTCACTAAAGCCAAATCTGTCTCCAATGGCCTTGCCACTTATCTTCAAAGCAAAATCATTTCAAAATCCCAAGGTCGCGATACAGCTTCACGCCGCATTGCCGAAGGCTCACGGGTTAGCAAATCATCTAAGGTTGGCGAAATGTCATTTGGTTTTGCCTCACAGAAATTTTCAGGCGGTGGCACGACTCAGCAGCTTTGGGGCGGCTATGAATTTGGATCAAACAAATACAGGCAATTCCCAATCTGGTCTGGTCGTGAAGGTCGCGGCTCAAAAGGCTGGTTTATTTATCCAACGCTGAAGTCAGAACAGCCTCAAATTGTTAGCCAATGGGCAGAAGCGTTTTCACAGATTGTGAAGGTGTGGTAAATGGCGGCTCAAGGATCAAGAACGCTCAAACTGTCATTGCTGGCAGATGTTGCTGAATTTACAAAAGGCATTAAAACAGCGGGTAAAGACACCGAATCAATTGGTGATCAATTTACGGCATTTGGCAAAAAAGCAGCTTTGGCATTTGCCGCTGCTGGAGCTGCAATTGGCGCATTTGCGGTTGAGTCAATTAAAAACGCGGCCGCTGATGAAAAGGCTCAACGGCTTTTAGCATTAACAATTGAAAACACAACTACTGCAACAGCCGAACAAATTAAAGGTGTTGAAAAATACATTTCAACAACATCAATTGCAATTGGTGTCACAGATGATGAATTGCGACCAGCATTTGCTCGATTGACTAGATCAACAAAAGATGTGCAAGAAGCTCAAAAATTATTGAATTTGGCTCTGGATATCTCATCAGCTACTGGCAAACCTTTGGAGGCTGTTGCCAATGCGCTTGGAAAAGC